TAGAAGAAACAAAATCTAGGGATAATTTTCCATATTACAATAAAAAGAAGAAAGAAAATATGTTTTTATAATAATGAATATTATATATTAAAAGATTTATTCAAATTAAGTTGCATATTAACTTTTAATACCATATATTAATTAAAGACAGAGAAAGTTTGTACCCATCTAATGCCCTAATTCAAAACAAGGAAACTTGAAAGTTATAAGGACTTCATTAGATGCTTACAGTGAAAGAACAGAATAAGTTAAGATTGTGATACCAGAGTGTAAAGGCGAAACTCACAACATTAGAATAACCCTGAAAGTCTAAATAGAAATACAAGATAGACAGGCAACCGTTAACTAAACAAGTTTTAAATCTTCTCATTTTCAAGACACAAGAGTTTGAGTAGCCAAGTGCTGCTTAAACTCTTTATTGTTTAAATAATAAAATAAGTTATAAATAAGTTGCATATTATAATAATAATGTGTATATTGATTTATAACTTAATATATTATAAAATGAAAAGGGTAGTACCAGTATCAAAGAAGAATTACAACAGAGCAGCTATTAAGCTATTAAACTGTTTCTTAGGTATGAGTGAATATGAGCTAACAATCATAGTTGGTATGTTAGATAATAACATTAAGTCACTCAATACAAAAACCAGGACAGAACTGGTAAATACATTAAAGCTAAATACAATGAGCTTTAATAACTACATTAAAAAACTAAAAGATAAGGGAGCGCTAGTAGGAGAAAAGAAAAGTCTTGAAATCAATCCTAACATTGTTAGCATGATTGATGATGGGGAAGTTAATGTAATTATAAAACTTAATGAAACTGATTAACGCAAAGATAGAACCAAATGAAGGTGAAACATTAGATGACCTTGTATTTGCATCAAAAGAAAGAATGGATGAATATGCTAAGAAACATCCAGACTTCACATGTGTAATTGAAAAGCATATTGATGAAAACTATATAATGATAAGAACATTAAAACTAGGAGACAGTGCAAATTGAAGGAGTTGTAAAAAGAATATCTAAGAGTCTTGAGATGGATGAGGATTTAATTGCTGAGATATGCAAGAGTGAATTCAAGTTTATTGTAGATATGATTAAAGAAAAAAAAGCAATCAACTGCATCTATCTTGGTAAATTTCATGCAAATAAAAAATATAATTTAGATGGAACTAGGAGATATACAAAAAATATTCCAAGGGTTTAAAAACTTAATATTCCCAGACGAGAAAATAGAGAACGTTGCTGAAGAAAAACTTAAGAGATGTTACACATGTCCAGTTAGAGATCAGTATGTTTGTTCTAGTGTTAAGCAGGATGAGGCAGTAAAAGATTTTACATACAATAGTGAGAATAGAAAAAAAGGTGTTAAATATAGTGGGTGTGGATGCATACTTAAAATGAAAGTTAGAAGTACATCACAATGTCCACTAGGTAAATTTTAAGAAAATGAAAGTGACGCTTCAAGTTTTAACAGATATATATGGTAAACCAGACAAGTCTGGCAATCAAAAAATAATTAAAAGGAATGTTAAATCAAAAAAGCAATTTGACACAATGGGTATAACTGCTGAAGAATACGTAAACTCAAAAGGAGTGCCAAGTAAAAAATGGTCAATGATAAAATATGATGGAGAGTATTTTAAAATAAACCACAAGTTTGAAGATATAGAAAAATTAACAAATAATATAAAATGGAAGGGGTTTAGCTATGGAAATGATAATTCCTAAAACGTTTATGATATTTGGAGAAACATATAAAGTGAAGCAAGTGTTAAAGGTGGATAGCAAACATTCTTGGGGAGAACATGATCCTAACAAGAATGTTATTAAAATAAAGAAGGATATTAACAAAGATCAAAAAGAACAAACATATTTACATGAAGTTGTGCATTGTGCATTATGCAATTTAGGATATGATAAACTAGATGATGATGAAGTATTTGTAGATACATTTGCAAAAGCTCTTCACCAAATATTAACAACAGGAAAATGAAAATGGAAGATAAAATAGAACCAAAAGATTTATACGCAAGACACATAACAGAGAAAGGATTCAATATTGCTGGCATGTGTTTAGAGCTTGAGGCTAGATTAAAAACAGCTTATGTTGTTATTGATGAATTAAAAGCAGCAATACAAGGACAAGCTAAATGGGCTGAAGAAATAGAAATAAGACTAAAGAAACTTGAACCAACAATACAAGTGTTCAATGAGAATGATGTTAAAATAATGTTAAATAAAAAATAATGGAATTCATAGATAGCTTTAAAAATGATTTACTAAATGTAGACAGTGAAATAAAAGACATGGATAGTGAAATAAGAAAATGTGGAGATGCTTGTTATTTTATTGCTAAATATTTATTAAAAAAAGATGTTAAAGAATTAACAGCAGCAGAAGTGATAATGATTTATAGATACCAACATATAGACTGGAATAAAGTAAGAGAATAATGGAAGATACATTTGATATTAAGTTTGAAAGCTCAACAGAGAAGTTCACAATAAAAATTAAGACAGAAGACTTTGATAAGTTTGCAATGATGATACATGATGCATGTATAGATGCAAAGGTGAGCGTAGATATTGTAAAGGAAGAATTGAATGACAAAGAAAAAGGAAAGTAAAGAAAAAGGATTAAATAAGCAAAAGGAAGAAAACAAAAGTTTATCTAATGATCTTCTCTCATCATACAGAAATGCTTTGTACAAAGTTAAAGAATTCTTTGATTCTATAGAGACTTTTGACATGGGAGAAGACATAGATAAAACAATGAAGGTTATGGACTCTCTACTTAAGTGTGGAGAAAAGCTAGGGAAAAACATTGAAACTCTTGCAATCCTTGAAAAGAAAGTTGCTGCAGATGAAGGAGTTAACACTAAGGTTAGAGGTGCCGCAGATGTAGGAATGTTTGAAGATATAAACTAATGAAGATATACAATAAGTACATACCTAACGTAGACAAGTTTACCAACTCAAAAGAGTTTAGCTATTTAGCTAACGCATTTGATGCTGATGGTGTGTACACAAACTTGGTTAGGAACACTGAAGAGTATAAAGAGTTTTGGGAAGATGTTAAGGAGAAATGTATTAATGGGTTTACAAATTCTGATGGAATAAGTATAACAGGAATACATTTTTTTTATTTAAACTTTTGTCCAATCCTAGGAGAAAAAAATAAAAGGAAGAGTAAAATATTTCCTAAGTTTGTAGATTTAGATTATGAATATTTTTGGATGGTAGATTATTGTAGAAATAATCAAAAGAGTATGATTGCTGTAAAAGGTAGACGTCAGGGATGGAGTTATAAAGCAGGTGCAATTGCTGCACATGAGTTTTCTTTCTATCCAGATTCTAAGACAGTTATTGGTGCATTTATGTCTGCATTTAGTCAGAATACAATGAACATGTCTATAGATAATTTAAACCATTTAAATGCACATACAGAATTTAGAAAACAAAGGAATCCAGATTTAAAGGATAATATTGTTTCTAGATATCAAGTAGATTTAGGTGGCATTAAAGTTTGGAAAGGATATAAGAGTAACATCAGAAGTATATCATTTAAAGATAATCCAACAGCAGCGGTAGGTTTGTCAGCAAGTTGGCTATTCCTTGATGAGGCTGGTGTATTTCCAAACATAACAGATACATACGGATATACAGAACCACTTATTAAAGATGGTTCTATTTATACAGGAGTTGCACTATTGTTTGGTTCATCAGGTAATATGGACACTGGATCTAAATATTTCTATGAGATGTTTATGAATCCAGGAAAATATAATATGTTAGAATTCCCAGATCCAGAAGACCAGTCTAAGATGACTGGGTTCTTCTCATCTGCTTCAAAAGGAAGATGGGGTCAATGTATGAATCCAAATTCAAAATGGTATAAGCAATTAATGGTTGATGAGGATGGCAATTCAAATGAAGAGGCTGCAACAGATGATATTGAAGCATTAAGAATTAATGCAAGAACTGGTGTTGATCCAAAAGCATTACATGCTGTATTGACTCAGTTTCCATTAACATATAAAGAAGCATTCTTAAGAGATAAAGGAGCAATCTTTTCATCTCCAGAAATGTTAGAATGGTTAGGAGAATTAGAAACAACTCCTAGTTTACGCAACCAAGTTGAGACAGGTCATTTAGTTCTTAGAAATGGTAACATAGAATTTGATCCATCAGATGAGCTGCATTATATT